CACCATCTCCGGCATCGCCGCCCCGTACGGCGTAGAAGCCAACGTGTCAACCGGTCAAACAATAAGGCTTGAAGCAGGTTCGCTACCTACCGATGGCCCTTCCCCACGGCTGCTGCTCGAGCATGACAGTTCGGCGCAGCCTGTGGGAATGGTCACAGCACGCGAAGACACACCTGACGGAATGCTGTTTACCGCTGAAATTGCACGCACACAGGCCGGCAACGACCTTGTGGAACTGTTGAAAATGGGCGCCTACGACAGCGTGTCAATCGGCATTGAGGCCACCGAGGTTGAGCAAGACGGCCGAACAACCATTGTTAAAGCAGCGAACTGGAAAGAACTGAGTGTTGTGTTCGAGCCAGCGTTTGCTGCAGCAAAAATCACACAGATCGCCGCATCCGCAGAGGATGAGGAGAGCACCGAAAACCCCGAAACCACTTCCGAGGAGGAAGAACCTATGTCAGAAAACACCCCTGAGGTCGTGGAAGCAGCAGCCGAGCCGACCCCAACCGCACCTATCTACGCTGCGGCAAAGCGTGAAGCACGCATGCCTTCAGCAACCGAGTGGATTGCCGCAGCCCTTCAGGGCGGCGACTCATGGCATCGTATGAACGATCTTGTTCGTGCAGCTGCACCTGATGTTGTCACCACCGACACACCAGGCATTCTCCCAACGCCAATCGTTGGCCCTGTCTACAACAACTTTGTTGGCAACCGTCCAGTTGTTGACGCAATCGGCGCAAAGGCAATGCCAGGCGGCGGCAAGGTGTTCATTCGCCCTGAGGTCACCACGCACACCTCGATGGCCGTACAGTCAGCTGAGAACGCTGCACTACAGTCCGGCACCTTTGTTGTGTCGTCAAATCAGGTCACGAAGGGCACCTACGGCGGCTACGTCACAATCTCCGAGCAAGATCTCGATTGGACAGATCCAGCCGTGCTCAGCCTCATCCTTGACGACATGGGCCGTATCTATGCCAACACCACCGACAACGTTGCAGCCGATGCCCTGCTCGCAGGCCAGACGCAAACACAGGTGTTGACCGACCCAACGTCACCTTCAGAATGGGTTAGCGACATTTACGCCGCAGCCTCAACGATTCCTACGAACTCGAATGGTGGCTACGCAACACACCTGTTCCTGGCACCTAACATGTGGTCAGCACTCGGCCAGCTGGTTGACACGACCGGCCGACCATTGTTCCCACAGGCAGGCCCAATGAACGCATACGGCGCAGTTAGCCCTGTCGCAGGAACCGGCAACGCCTTTGGTCTCACCGTTGTTGTTGTCCGCAACTTCGCAGCTGACACGGTGATCGTTGGCGACCCAACCGGCTTCGAAATCTTTGAGCAGCAGAAGGGCGCAATTTCGGTTGAGGTTCCATCAACGTTGTCACGTACCCTCGCATGGCGTGGCTACTTCGCAACGCTGATGATCGACCCAACCAAGTTCGTCAGCCTCACCTGATACCAGCAACCTAAACACCAAAAGAGCAGCATCACGCCATGACCACCTTCCAAATCATTCAATCATCACGCGTTGATGGTTATGGCGTGGTGCAAACTCTTGAACCAATCGCAAGCATCCCGCTCGGGTCACCCGTCAACATTGTTGACAGCAGCCGAGGCCTCGACGGAAACGGTCAGATTGTTTGGTCACTTGTCGATTACGAACTGATCCGTGTTGAAGAAGACGGCACACTCGTATTCGATTACGACGTACCACGCCCACAGCAACTCATCTTCCCGAACGCCGGCGCAGATTTGGCATACGGTGTTGATACTGGCGAAATCCGTTGGGAACCTGAAGCCACTTGGATTACGTCGGCAGATGTAACCGAATGGCTTGGTATCGCAGTTGCAACAGCCAACGACACCGCTTTTATTGCGACGTGCGTGTCGGCAGCGAACACTTACTGCTATCGGGCAAGGCATGAGGCCGGCTACCACGACGATTCTGATGCTGTGCCTGATGCTTCGGTGTCTTTAGGTACTGTCATGTACGCAGCCACGCTTTATCGTGAACGTGGCTCGGTTGATTCGTTCGCATCGTTCGACCAGATGGGCGGCGCTGTACCATTCGGCACCATGTCACGCATCAAGCAGCTGCTCGGTGTAGGAAGGCCGCAGATCGGTTGAAATGGCTGCTACTGGTATTCTTGCCGCCGCTTACAGCAGCGTCACTACTGCTCTCAGCGATGCTGGGCTGGTGGTTGTCACAGACCCGCGCAACGCCCGCCCTATGTCGGTGTTCGTCGAACTACCGATCGGTAACGCGTTCAACGAAAACATCGTTGATGTAACCATCCGGTTACGCATATTGGCGGCACCGCCAGGCAACCAAGACGCAGCCGACTATCTGTTAACCACTTTTGACACCATTCACCAGCTGCAAACCATCGCAGTTGTAGATTTCACACCGTCAACCACACAGGTAGGCGACCAACTAATCCCGTCATACGACATCAACGTGCGACTCTCAACAAGGAGAAACTAACCAATGGCAACCACCACCGTGCTCAGCCAACCGGCTCTGCTCATCAACGCTGTCGATTACAGCGACCAATGCACCTCCGCAACGGTCACAATCAACTTCGAAGCACTCGAAGCAACATCATTCGCTGATGGTGCACGCAAATACACCGCCGGCCTCGGCAACCATGAGGTTTCAGCAACGCTCATGCTTGCTTACGGCACCAGCGAGGTTGAAGAGAACCTTGCAGCTCTCGTTGGCACCACAACCGACGTTGTTGTGTACGCCACATCAAGCACCACGCCAGGCGTAGCGAACCCTGAGTACACCTTCAGCGGCATGTACCTCGAAAGCATCACACCAATTAACGGTTCGCTCGGCGAACTTCAAACAATTGATTTGACGTTCACCGGCGGCACCTACGTTCGAGCAACTTCCTAAGCATTGAGCACCGACAATGCAACTGGAAATCAAACTCGATTTAGGTGATGGCCCGTTCACAGTACGCACCACGCTGTATTGCTGGGTGTTGTGGGAACGCAAAACAAAACAAAAAATTGGTGACCTCGCAGCCGGCCCCGGCTTTGACGATCTCGCATATTTGGCATACGAGGCGTGCAAACAACAAAAGATTGTTGTGCCAGCCGTCTACGACGACTTCGTTAAAAAGATCATTGATCTTGGCCTTGAGGACACCGATGCAGACCGCCCTACCGAAGCGGCACCTACCGGCGACAGTTAGCAGAACTGCTAGTTGCCGTTGGCTGGTGGCCGCATGAAATACCATTTGACACAACAGACCTTGCAACAGTTGTAGAGGTTCTAAAAGAGAGGAACAAACAGAATGGCAAAGCCCGCCTTCCGAGTGGCCGCAGAGGCTGAAGGACTGGCTGACGCTATTCGCACGCTCGGCAAAGTCGATCGCGAACTCAAAAAAGAACTTGTGCAATCAATGAAAAAGGCCGCTGACCCGCTGGTTGCCGAAGCACGCAGCCTGGTACCGAGCGCAAAACCTCTCACAAACTGGTACGGCTGGAAAGGCGGTTACGACCCGAACAAGGTCAAGCGTGGCATCAAAGTGTCGCAACGCAACACGGCGCAACGCAACCGTGAAGGCCAACGACAAGAAACCATCAGGCTGTTGTCATTGCAGCAAACAAACGCTGCTGGCGCAATCTTTGACATGGCCGGCAAGGCAGGTGGGCACGGTTCAGGTTCTGAAGGTGCGGCGCGCGGCGAAGCAATGATCAAAAAACTTGATCAATTCGGCACCGCCTCACGTTCATTGTGGCCGGCAGCTGAACGCAAACTCGGCGAGGTGCAAGACGCTGTGCGCGAAGCCATCGAAGACATGGAACGCACCATCAACGAGGAGATGCGCAGCTAATGGCAATTACCGTACCAATTCTGTCAGAGTGGAATAAAACAGCACTTGACAAAGCACAAAAAGACATCGAAACGTTCGGTGATAAGGCCGGCAAAGCGTTCAACGGTTTAGCCTCGGCCGGCCGTAAGGTTGCGCTCGGTATCGGCGCAGTTGGCGCTGCAGCAATTGTTGTCGGCAAAGATCTAATTGCCGCAGGTGAGGCCGCAGCGACCTCTAACGCTCGTATTGATCAGATTGCCGAATCAATGGGCGTGTTCGGCGAAGAAACCCAAGTTGCCACGCAACGCATCAAAGACCTAGCAAACGAGATTGCACGCAAAACAGGTGTAGATCAAAACCAAATCAAACAAGCACAAGCCACGCTGCTCACATTCTCTGAGATCGCAGAAACCGCCGGCGATGTCGGCTCATCATTCGACCGAGCCACAAAAGCCGCGATCGATCTGGCGGCCGCAGGTTTCGGTTCTGCCGAAACAAACGCTGTGCAACTCGGCAAAGCCCTCAACGACCCGATTACAGGCCTCACAGCGCTCACACGGTCAGGTGTGACGTTCACCGAGCAACAAAAAGAGCTGATTGCCTCACTTGTCGAATCAGGCAACACGCTTGAGGCACAAAACATGATTTTGTCTGCCATCGAGCAGCAGGTTGGCGGCACCGCCGAAGCGACCGCTAACGCCTCAGACAAAATGAGCGTTGCGTTCTCGCAGCTGCAGGAGCGCCTGGGTGAGAAACTGTTGCCAATCTTTGAAAAGGTCACCAACTGGGTGATCGACACAATGGTGCCAGCCCTCGAAAACGCCTACAACGTCGTCGTGCCACGCTTTCAAGCCGCTTGGGAATCCGTGTCAAACACGCTCGGCCCCATCATCAGCCGGCTACGCGACGAACTCGCACCAATCATTAACCGCATTGTGACGTTTCTTAAAGAAAACACCGAAGTTGTCAAGGTGTTCATGGCCGTGTTGGCTGGTGCAGCTGCAGTTGCAATGATCGCAGCGTTGGCCGCAGCGATCGCTTCGCTCGCAAACCCCGTCGTTGCCGTGGTTGTCGGCATCGCAGCTTTGGCGGCAGGTTTCAAATATGCCTACGACAACAGCGAAGAATTTCGAGGCGTAATCCAAAAACTTGCATCAGACGCAATGACGCTGTACAACGCAATTAAATCTGTGTACGACATGTACGTGAAACTGCGCGGCACACTTGAATCAGCACCAGGCGGCAAATCAGTATTCGGCGCACTCGGCGACGCATTCAGCCCCCAACGCCTACTCACCGGCGGCGTAGGCATCCCATTCATGGCTGACGGCGGCATCGTCACCGGCCCCACAACCGCCGTAATCGGCGAAGCCGGCCCCGAGGCCGTCATACCACTCGACCAGTTAGGCCGCTTCGGTGGTGGAATGAACGTCACAATCAACATGCCGGCCGGCGCAGACGGCGAAGATGTCGTGAACGCGTTGCAACGGTACGCACGCCAAAACGGCTCAATCGGTTTACCGCTGTCTGGCTCGAGGTTCTGATGGCAGTCACGACGGCATACGAAATTGAAATCCACTACATCACAGGTGGTGTTTCAACAACACTTGATTTCACCAACCGTTGTCAAGGTTTCAAAATTACACAAAAAGCCGATGTTGGCACGTTCGGTTCTGGTAACTGTCAAATCACGTTACGTAACGATGACGGCGCATTAACGCCAGGTGCCGGCGGCACATACACCGATCTGGACTGGTTTAACACCGCCCTTTGGATTCACGCCGATGTAACAGGCGATGAAACAAGCGCAACATTCTTGTTTGAGGGCATTGTCACCGACATTGAATTCTTTGATGACGGCACAAACTCAACCGTACGAATCACAGCAAACGACGCATTCAGTATCGGCGGCCGCACGCCCATTGACGCAGATCTGTCAATACCTGGCGCAACAACAATCTTCACTTCGGCACGCACAGCGATCGAAGCGCTTTACAACGGGTACACATCAGGCGGCACCGAATACATACCAAAATCGATATTCCCCGATCTTGGCAACAGCAACGGCGCAGAAATCAACATGTTCACAGCGTCAAGCGTCGCATCGTGGACACCACAAATACTCGACGACCTCACAAACCAAACGCCGGCAGACATCATTAACAACAGCGTGATGCCATCAGGCCCTTGTGCCGCTTGGCCGACACTCATGTCAATGCAAGGTGGCTCAGGTGGCTCTGTTGAGTATCAGGCATACATCGTCGAAAAAGACTTAACGAAAGACACCGGCACAGGGTCGCAAGACCTACGCACATTCCCGTTCGCAGAAAACCCTGGCACCGGCGAACTACCGTTCAGAAACCTTGTGCGCTCATTCAACGTTGAGGCACTTACAAACTCGGCACAACTAGTACGATCAACGGCCGGAGCAACCGTACAAACCTCACAAGATTCTCCTTCAGTTGCCAAATATGGCGCACGCAACCGCGCATACATCACAACAAACCAAAACGACAGCGACACCACAGATGCCGCTTACCGGTGGTCACACCGTTTCAGCCAGTCACGATTCACACCGTTACGGCTTGAGATCACCGACCGCATGGCAGAATCGTTAGCAGACGCAGACGACGATTTGTGGGAAGATCTGATCGACGTACGCACCGGCCTATGGTCGATCGCAACTGTCGAATACACGCCGGCAGGTGCAGCGACTTCGACGACCGATGTGTGTGTGATTGTTGGTCGCAGTTTTAATGGCACTCCGTCACAGGTCACTTTGACCCTTGATCTTGTGCCGGCGCAGGATTATCAGTCGTTTGTGTTGGATTCGGACACTCTCGGCGTGTTGGACACGAACAGATTAGGATAACAACATGGCTTTCCCTTATTCGTCAGGCGATGTGCTTACCGCCGCAGACTTAAACCAGTCGTCAGGTTTGGTGCTAGTTAAAACGCAAACCATCGGTTCTGGTGTTTCTTCGGTGACCGTCAGCGCTGCGTTCTCAGCGACATTTGACAACTATCTAGTGACCGTTAATTACAACTCGGCAAGCGTAAACGCAGTAATGCTCATCCGTTTGGACGGTTCAACTTCAAATTATCGTTGGGCGCGTGTCGGAACCTCTTACAATTCAACCGTAAATGGGGGTGGTAGTTCATCTGATTCATGGATTTCGTTCGCAGGCGGACAAAGTACGACAGGTGGTGGCTACCACGTTCCAATCTTCAACCCGTATTTGGCAAAGCCAACCACGTTCGGCCCGATTCCGTGGGTTGACAGCGGAAGCGCAAACACAACCAACGGGTACCACACAAATTCAACAAGTTATTCAGGGGTAGTGGTCGCTCCAAGCGCAGGAACGATCACGGGTGGCGCTGTTCGGGTTTACGGATACAACAACGGGTAATAACGATGGCTACATGGACTAGACAAGAACTAGAAGAACTACACCCTGACGGCACGGTGTCGGTACAGGTCGACGACGAAATCACCGTGATGACCAGCGATGAATGGTCAGCATGGATTGACACACAGGTTGGCACCGAAAAACCCGACGGACTGCCAGAATGATACGTAGCGCAACCATCATTGGTGTTGGTCTGCTGCTGTTGCTCATCGGCATGTGGGGCCTACAGGAGTGAAATATGCGTTGGCCGCAGCTGCACTCATACTCACCGCCGGCTGCGGCTTCGATGGTGGTTACCGTTACCCATGCCAAAACCCCGATAATTGGGCTACTGAGGATTGTTTGCCACCAAAATGCAGCGTATGGGGTACTTGCCCCGATGTGTTGGTGCATTCGTGCGGCATGAGATTAGGGAACAAGTGTCGAAATGTTTAGACCAGCAAACCGATATGAGGCTGAAGAACTCAAAGCACGCCTAGTATTCGTTGTGGGCTGCGCCCTGGCGTTCTCGTTCGTGCTTGCAATGTCCGTAATCTTGTACGGCCTGCTGTTCGTGACACAACCGATCGAGTATCAATCACCAAACGACGCTGCAGCATGGTCTGTGCTCAACCCAATGGTGCTATTTCTCACAGGCGCACTTTCAGGTGTGCTCGCCTCTAACGGCATGAAAGGAAAAAGAAAAGATGACGAATGAACAGATTCGTGACTACGCCGAACGCGCTCTAGCAACCGCTGTGCAAGCCGGTATCGCCTCATACATGGTTGGTGCAGGCTGGAAAGCCGCCGCAGCAGCTGCGATCGGTGCAGGCCTCGCTGTTGTGAAGGCCGCCACAAAACAACGCCTCGCGAAGCCTAAGGTTGCGGAATGAGACCGTACACAGGAACCGACAAAATCGCTTCGGGTAAGCGTGCAGGCACCGAAGCATTAGTTGCAGCAATCCAAAACGCTTCAAGCCGGCAGGTGTGGAACAACGGCACGTTTGGTGTACGAAAAAAGCGTGGCGCACAATCCTCAAACCTGTCTGGCATGTCGGTGCACTCGACCGGCCGCGCAGCTGATCTTTCTCGGCGTGCATGGTCTGGCCGCCCTGGCTGTTCCCGTGCCGACCTCGAAAAAGTGATTGATTGGCTGATTTCGGTCGCTGATGAAATCGGTCTTGAGTACTTGGCAGATTACGAATATGGCTCGGGTGGTCGTGGTTGGCGTTGCGACCGTGACGATTGGAACGTGTACAAGCC